TGCTGCTTCCGCCAACTCATGGAAGGATGAGTTTTGGACGGTTATCTTGTCAATTCCTCTCTTATGTGTTGGTTACTCTATTATCGTTGATGACCCCGATATTCTTGGCAGGGTTTCTGATGGCTTTGACGCTTTGGATAGTCTTCCAGATTGGTATCAGTATTTATTATTTCTTGCAGTATCTGCGTCATTTGGAGTACGTGGTGCTAGTAAGCTGATGAAGCTGAGGGGCAAGTAATGGCAGAGTTATTTGCTACCGCTGAAAATGAAGACAAAGCTAATGAGATTATTAAGCTATATAACCAATATCTGGGCCGCGATCCCCTGCAAGGCGGAATAGATGGCTGGCTTGCAACAAATCAAAGCATTGAGCAGATTGAGCAGGGTATAGCTAACTCTCAAGAGGCGGCTGTATTTGAAACATTTAATGAGACTATGGGTCGCGATCCGACAATGGGAGAGCGGGACTATTTTGTGAATGTAAACCCTGCACCCATTGAGAATATTGAAGCGGTTTTATCTAACACACAGGAAGCGCAAGCGTTTCAGACTCAACAGCAGCTAGATGAAACAGATTTGTTGGCTGATACAACGGATGGTGACACAACGGTTGATGACACAGCGGCTGGTTTAACGCTTGATAACACGACTGTTGACGACGAAACAGAAACAACATTTCCTACTGCTGATACCGGCAGATTTGGCGACATGATTGATGCTTCTGCAACCTTTGATAACGCTAATCAATATCTCGGGGTTAATGAAGCGCAATGGTTTGCATTTGTTGAAGAAGCAAACGAAATTAAAGCGCAGATGAATGCGTTTGATGATATTTTTGGCAATGAAGCTCGCGTTATGCAAGATCGAAGCACACCTGATATGTTGCTAGATCGCCGTATTAATGTGCTTATGACTCAAAATCCCGGCATGACTGTTGATGAGGCAAGAGCAAAAGCCGAAGGCAATGAAACATATCAAAAGTTAGCTGCTAAAATTGATCAATATAATAATTTAAATGAGCAGCTTAATCAGGCATACGAAAGCATTGGCTTACCAGGTGCCGCCAGAATAACAGGAAGCGGTATAACTGGTGAAGGTTACGCAATAGATTTTAACTTAAACACGGGCAAAGTAACTTTTCGAGAAGTAGGTGGAGGCGATCTTTTTGGCGGTTTAATTTTAGCTGCCGCCGCAGCCATATTTACCGGGCCATTAGCTGCTGCATTAGGCCCGGCAAGTGCAGGTGGTGCTGGTGTATTTTCTTCTGCTGCTGCTGCAAAAGCGGCCTCTGGTGCGATTCTTAGTTCTGCATCTCAGTTGGCTGCTACTGGCGAGCTAGATATTGGTCAGGCGCTTGTGTCTGCAGCTATGTCTTATGGCGGCACGCAGCTTGG